GATTGTAGCATCAAAACTCTACCAAGGTCAAGGGCAGTCACACTATCCCCCTTAACCGTCATCATATTAGGACAACCACATGATTGAGAACGCGAAGGATGGCTAGTGATTTCTTTACGACAATCCTTGCACTGCACTACTAACATTTTCCTTCATCCTGATCCATTCGTAGGTTTATATATTTAGAAAAACATGGGACTTACACAGAAGGTGTGGTGGTGGTTTCTGTTGCCCATATTTTATTTTAATTCTGTATCTTCTAAACAAATATATTCTATCTCTTCTTTATCTTCCAATTCTATCCAGTCTTCAAACTCTTCATAGATAGCAGCCTTTGCACCTATACTTTCTGCTGCTTCTAACCTATCTATGGCCCAATCTCTAATCTGTGCTACAGGTTCAGTCGGTTCCAAAGTAGTCTTTTCTGAAGTATCTTGAGAGGATGTTGCTATTATAGTACTTTGGTGTGCCATCGTCAAGTTGTTCTGTAAGCACTCCATGGGCAAAGAGTTGGCGCGTTTCTTCGAAGTTTGTTTTGCCAGCTGTTTTATGTAATGATAAGATAGTTCGACTAAAATTCCATTTACCCAAACGTCCAATCTCTTCTTTAAGTTCCGGACAAGACCCATAATACTTTTTCCAATCAGATTCAGATTTTACTTTCCGCTTTTTACCTCGCGGAGTTCTAAACTTCCAGAAATACTTACGCCCGATGTACTGCCGCCCGTCTTGAACATTAGTAATACAGTAGACGAAACCGAAGAAATTGTCAATATCGTTAGAAGTAAAAGGCTGACCTTTATATGTCCAGGCGTTCTCATAACTTCCTTCACCCATTGAGGGCGTTGAGGTGGTTTCCACTTTCCAATTCGTACAGTCATAATCTTATTTAGTTCAACTTCATTAGGGAAATCATAATTTGAATCCACTAAACGTATCCTTCTTAACATCCTGCTTAATACCACCCACTACATAAGACTCTACTTCTGTCTCCTGAGGTGCCACCTGCAAACCTTTAGAAGAGATCCAATGCTGTGTCCAAGGTAAAGGATTATTCTTTGCTGCAATATCATACTGTGGCTTAAGACCTATTGCCTTTAATCTTTTGTTAGCAATCCATTCCACATACTGTTGTAACAATTTCTCATTCAATCCTATCATCGTTCCATCTTTAAACAGATAGTCCGCCCATGCTTTCTCTTCATTCACAGCAAGGTCAAACATCTTATAGGTCCACTCTTCTTCCTCCTTCATAATCTCAACCATGTCAGGGTCATCACCCTTACGCCAGTTGTTTAAAATCTGTTGAGTCAATACGAGGTGTTGGTTCTCGTCTCTTGCAATAAGGGAGATAATCTTTGCGGATCCTTCCATAAGCTTAAGTTCACCAAAGGCAAAACTACAAGCAAAAGAAACATAAAAACGTATACCTTCCAGTATGTTGACATTAGCAACTGCCCTATAAAGAGAACGTTTTAAATCTTTTAAACACCAGTCTACTGAAGGAGATCCTTTTGCTTCTGGTGTCCACATATTACCCTGACCCCATTGCTGTGCTTGATTTATAAACTCATCATACGATTCCGTTACACTAGCAGCACGTTCTAAAATCTTTTCATCCTTAATAATAGTATCAAATACTTGAGTAGGATCTGCATATACATTCTTAATAATATAAGTATAGGATCTGCTATGAATCATCTCCATGAATGCCCATACTTCCATACATGCTTCGAGTTCTGGTAAGGAACAATAAGGAAGAAATGCCATACCAGGAGCACGTCCTTGTACAGAATCTAACATGATCTGATACTTAAGATTAGAAGTATAGATATGCTTCTGTTCTGATCTTAGTGTTTGATAATCTCCTCTATCTTTCTGTAAAGATACCTCTTCAGGTCTCCAAAAATATCCCAACTGTTGTGTAGTTAATCTATCAAATGTAGGATACTTATAAGAATCATAACGTTGAATACCCAATGGCCTACCAAAAAACATTGGCTGCTTCTTAGTATCAACTTGTTGGGTATTAAATACCGTCATTCCCTTAATATCAGATGGCACAGGATTCACACTCCGCTTCACTAGCATTCTCCAGCTCACTGACTAAACTGTCAAGCTTTGATTTTCCTTCCTCCACATTATCGTGCCACCCCATAGGATGTGCTGGTTCCTCCACTTCATCAGTCTTCATATCATGAGTATTCTGATAGTAAGATGTCTTCCAACCATACTTGTATGTGGTTAAAAGATCTTGTGCCATTACACTAACAGGAACTTCATTATCAGGATAGTGCTCCGGATTGTAACTCCAGTTACCAGAAATTGCTTGGTCAAAGAACTTCTGCATCACTGCTACTATATTAATATATCCTGTGTTATCTGGCATATCCCACAACAAAGTGTAATGATTTTTCAGACTAGCATAGGAGGGAACAATCTGCTTAAGAGGTCCCTTCTTTGATTTTTTAATGGACAGGTATCCTCTAGGTGGTTCGATTCCATTTGTTGCATTTGACACAACGGAACTGCTCTCCGAAGGCATTTGTGCGGACAATGTGCTGTGCCTAAGACCGTGGGTGTTGATATCATCCCGTAAAGTATCCCAGTCATGTTGCAATTCCTGCTTACTAATGTCGTCTACGTCACTCTTATATGTATCAATTGGTAATATACCATCAGCATACTTAGTCCGTCCAAAGTTTTCACACCATCCTTTCTCTTGTGCAACTTTATTAGATGCTTTTAGAAGATAGTATTGGAAAGACTCAGCAAGTCCATGAACTGCATCCCATGCCTCCTGTGAGTCATACTTGAATCCAAGTTTAGCAAGATAATGTGCTAGACCTATAAACCCTACCCCAAGTGAACGACGTGCCTTTGTAGCAATCTCTGCTGCCTTGACTGGATACTGCTGATAATCAATCAACTCTTCTAATCCACGAACAGATAAATCACATAAGTCTTCTAATTCTTCATCACTTCTAATCTTACCAACATTAACTGCTGATAGAATGCAAAGGGCAATCTCTCCTAAGTGGTCATCAATATGTTGAATAGGATAAGTAGGAAGAGTTATTTCCTGACACAGGTTACTCATCTCTACCTTATCTTTAAAGGAAGAATGTTCATTACAGTGGTCTATATTCATGATATAGATACGTCCAGTCTCTGCTCTCTCCTTTAAAAGGTCAAGCATAAGTTCTTGTGCCTTTATAGTCTCCTTTGGAATAGATTCATCCTTCTCATACCTTACGTATAGTTCGTCAAAAGATTCAGTACCAAAGCTATCATACAACCCTGGCACGTCATGAGGAGAAAAAAGCGTAATCTCTTCATCATTAATGAACCTCTCATAAAATAGTTTACTTAGTTGGATGGAGTAGTCGAGTTTTCTGACTCGGTTGTCTTCTGTTCCTTTGTTGTTTTTGAGGACAAGGATGTCACGAATTTCCTGGTG